TAAACTTTACAGATGAGGAATTGATATTTGCTGCTATGCATCATGACTTAGGTAAAGTTGGTGATTTGGATAAAGATTATTATGTTCCACAAGATTCAGAGTGGCATAGAAAAAATCGTGGTGAGATATTCACACACAATGGTGAGTTACAATATATGACAGTTACAGATAGAGCAATATTTTTACTTGGACATTTTCAAATTCCAATGAGTGAGAATGAGTATATTGGGTTAAGATTAACTGATGGTTTATATGAGGAAGCTAATAAATCTTATTATATAAGTTGGAATCCAGAGTGGTCTTTAAAATCTAATATAGCTTACATACTACATCAAGCAGATAGCATGGCGACTCATATTGAATATGATATGTGGAAGCATGGAGTTGAAGTAAGTGAAAAGAAACATCAGGAAAAATATCAAAATTTGTTAGGTAATTTGAAAACTGATGATAGTGATTCTAAAGAAAAACCTGAAGAAGTTAAAGAAGAAAATTTGAATAAAAAATCTAAAGATTTGTTTAACGAACTATTTGGAGATGCATAATGTTAGTAGAAATATTATTAGGGATTTTTGTTATAGCGTTTTTAGTTGAAGGTTATATAATTTGGAATCTAATGAGAAAGACAGAATTATTAGAAGATTATGTTGGTAATGTTGGAGAAAAGATTATTAATGTAAATGAAAGATTGGAAGAAATAGATTCTACAGGACACTTCGAAGCTGATGATGAAGTAGGAACAATATTTGATACAATAAAAGAAACAGTAAATGAATTAGATGAATTCATTACTGAGGAGGAATAAAATATGGCAAGAGGAAAGATTTACTTTGGACAAGTTACAGAAGATGCAATTGTAGAGTTTAATAAAGAAACAGATCCAAGAGTAAGAAATACAATCTATAATGAACGAATTAGAGTGCCTATAGAAAAGTTAGTTGAAAATATAATTCATACATTTAAATTTTATTATTTTGATGTACCAACTGAAGATGTTAAGCATGAAGTAGTATCTAATTTAGTTTTGAATATGCACAAATATGTTCAGGAAAAAGGGAAGGCATTTTCATATTTTAGTATTGTAGCAAAAAATTATTTAATTTTGCATAATAATAATAACTATAAAAAAATGAAATCCCATAAAGAAATAGCTACGGCTGATTTTGAAAGAAATATTGGTCATGAAAAAGATAAAGAAGATCAGACAGAGGGTGTTACAGAATTCACAGCACAATTTTGTGAGTTTTTAGAGAATAATATATCTTCTATTTTTCATAGAAAAAAGGATATGGATGTAGCGTACTCTTTGTTATATCTAATGCAAAATAGAGAGAATATTGAGAATTTTAATAAGAAATATTTATATCTTCAGATAAGAGAAATGACTAGATCGAATACTCAACATATAACAAGAGTTGTAACAGAGATTAAAAAATATTTAAACAGTTTGAGAGAAGAATTTCGTATAGATGGACAAATAAATACGAAATTTACTGGATCTTTATTAGATGTATAAATAAAAATAATAGGAGCTAAAATGCCAAAAGCAAAAAGAAAAACTACAAGTAGAAAAAAAGTTGCTAAAGAACAAAGCAATTTTCTTGTCGCAGTTATGCGTGGTGCTAAGAAAATTTTTTCACCTGCACCCAAATAAACTATTGACATAAAGTACGGGGCTGTAACTCAGTCTGGGAGAGTGCTTCCCTTGCACGGAAGAAGTCGCTGGTTCGAATCCAGTCAGCTCCACTTAACTTGCCGATGTAGCTGAGTGGTTTAGCTCGGTCTTTGTAAGTCCGCGACGGGAGTTCGATTCTCTCCATCGGCTCTGCGAGTGTCGTATAATGGTAATACCTCAGCCTTCCAAGCTGATGCTGTCGGTTCGATTCCGTCCACCCGCTCAAAAATAAAAAAAGGGAAGTTTTCACTTCCCTTTTTTCGTGTCCAATAGTGTAGGAATACTATTGTACTATTTCGCTCCTACTTACGAAATAAACCCACCAACACCAACAAGGCGACAAGCCCAGCGAAACCCGACTCGCCGAATTTGTTTATAATTGATGTTAGGTTACTAATAACATTGACACCAAAGACACCACTTCCAAATATTACTTCAGAAATAGCACCAATAGCGACAAAGGACATCATCAGATGTGCAACATCGTCAATCCATCCTTTAACCATTGTTATTGCTTCCTTCATGTTCATCTCCAGTTAGTTACAAAAATAGGGTTCATTTATACCCTATTTATAACTATATTTGATTAAATGTAAAATTTTTTTATATTTATTTATATATTAGAGGTTATTAGACTTTCAAATACTTATTATAAAGGAATAAAAATGGCAAACGATTATGAAATATTCGGTGGAAAATCATTATCCGATTTGTTTCGAGACATATACGACAATACTGAAAAGAATAGGAAGCAGTTAGATATCTTAACAAAGGAACTTGTAACCTTTATTAAGGATGGAGATACTGCAGTTCAGATAGTTCCTATGTTAAAAGAGTATTTAGAAATCAATGTAAAGAATGATGATCAACTTGTTAAGATGGCTGCAATTGTACAACGTATTATATCAGCAGAATCAAAAGCTGGATCAGATGATGAATTTGGATTAACTGATGCAGAAAAAGAACAGTTATTAGGAAATATTAATGAAGCAGTAGGAGAAATACAATCTGAAGTAGATAATGTTCAAACAAAAATTGAAATAGCTTCAGGATCAAGTATCGAAAAGAATTAATGGCATATTCAAATTTAGATATTGAAGAATCACCTATAAGTAATTTAAACGCTTCTTTTGTTACAGAAGAATCTTTAAGTGATATACTTCAAACCCAATATAAACATTTAGCAAATCAAGAATTCTATGAAATAGAAGCAGCTGAAGTGTTACAAGTATTAACAAGAGAGGATGATTTACCAAGATTACCTGATAGCGGAGATCCTGATTTTTCTTATTATGGTGCAGTAAAAGCTCGACAATTCATTAGTGAAATAGATGTAGATCCAGAAAGCCTTCCTTGGAGATTTCCATTGAATACTTCTACTAGAGCTATGCCAATAAAAGGAGAAACTGTATTATGTGTAAATTATTTAAATGAACCATATTATATTGATGTTGTAAATAGATCTAAAAATCCAAATATAAATGATAAAGATCATGGAATGTCTAAGCTAGGACAGAAAGAAGATCAATTAGAAAAATTAAATTATTATACTGAAGTAGAGGAAACTGGTGGAAATCCAACAACACCACCCCCAGGAGTTGGTAGAAAAATTTATGATGAAGAAAATATATTTATTCCTCTAAAAATTCAAAATTTACAAATGAATCCTGGAGATACTTTATTACAAGGTAGATTTGGAAATATAATTAGATTTAGTAGTGATCAAAAAAATTCTCCGTTTTCATCTAATATAAAAATTTCTACAGGACAATTATATAATGAAACAGATTTATCTGTATTACAAAAATTAGAAAATAATCCTGGAGCAACCGTTGAACAGAATATTAATACTGATGCAAGTTCTATTTATTTAACAGAAAATGAAACGGTTGATTTAAGTGTAGAATTAGTTTCAAAAGTATTGCCTGGAAGAATATTTGCAAATAGATCAGAATTTGCTGGAGCGCAAGTTATTGTAAATTCTGATAATGTTGTTATGAATGCAAGACTTAATGATGTACATTTAATTGCAAATCAAAATGTAAATATGACTGCTAGAAGAAGAATAAATCTTGAGGCGCCTATAATAAATTTGGGAGATAGGACTGCAAGTCAAGCATTAATAAAAGGTGATATTTTTATGGAAGTTTTCAAAACTCTTTTAGTATCAATTAAAAAATTCGCTACAAGATTAGGAGATATAACTGCACCGAATCCAAATGATAAAATTATAGAACTTGAGTTAGCAGCAGAATCATTAAAAACACAAATTGATGTATTAGTATTACCTTTTTTAACTGATACATTATCTAAAAGAAATTATACGAGTTAATTATGGCAAGTAAAAATCCTATAGTATATCTAATTAAATTAGTTAGTAAAAAAATGCAGAAAGAAATCAATGAAGAAACTTCTGATGTATATCGTAAAAAACTTGATATAAGAGAGCAGAATTTACAAGCTATTTATCAATCCGATGAAAATCGTGAAAAAATGAGATTGATTAGAGAAAAGTTTGTTGATTTGACAGAGAAAAAAGAAAAATATGATAAAGCTAAAAAAGGGGAATCAATATATGATAAAATGGTAAAATTTCTTAAAGGTCTTAAAGCTGCATTAGATGCACAAGATAAAGTTCAAACAGCAAATCCCGTTACAGGACCTGCAGTAATAGCAGGTAAAATAGCCGCATTCATTCAGAAACAAAAAGATGAATTAGAGTATATAAGAACAGTCGCAGGTACTCAGAAAAAATATATAAAAGAAGATTTAAAATTATATGGGGAAGCTCTGCAAGCATTAATAGATGAAATTAATAAGGGTGATGATGATTATAGACAAGAAATATTATCAAAATTAGACCCGTGGGCACAGCAAGATCCATATATAGCGGATGCTCCATATATTGAGATTATGCCAAGATATCAAGAACGTTTGGGAGCGGCTGAAGTTAATGCTGCAAAAGATCAGGCATCAGATGGAAAAAAATTAGATCCAAACTTGTTTAAAATGCCAGAATTTATCCCTTCCTTCGCCGCTGGACTTTCGAAGTTGCCAATTGAAACGGCAAAAACTAATGTTGGAGATAATGTAAATACTGATGATTCCAAAGAAGCTCAAACACTCGCTGATTACAAAGCGATAGCTGATGCGGAATATGCAAAGAAACAGGCTGAAGCAGGTGGTGGGTATGTAACTGTTAGAGTAAAAACTGAAAAAGGAACTTATACTCAGAGCGGTAATATGGATCCAGGTGAGGCTGATCGGTTAATACAAGAAGCGAAAGATGCAGCAGCCGCAATTAAAGCGGGAACATATAAACCTAGAGATAATCCATATGCAGAAGCGGCAGCAAAGGTAGCCGAATATAAAAAGAGAAAAAGTGCTAGCTCAAATAATTAAAGATATAAATAAGAGGTAATGTTATGAAAGTAAAACAACTAAGAACTATTATTAGAAAAATGGTAGTAGAAGAGGTTAAAAAGCAAGTTAATGAAATATTTATAAAGGAACAGGTAAAACCTTCTCGTATGGTTGCAACAAAACCAACAAAACGAGAAGAAGTTAAATATACCAATAACTCTGCATTAAATAAAGTTTTAAATGAAACCGTTGGGCTTAAAGAAACTGATGAGTATCCAACAATGGGTGGTAAACCCTATACTTCTACAGATATGTCAGAGGTATTAGGATATGGTGATATGGTAAATCCTGAAGTTAAAAGAAATAATGTTGCTGCACAAACTTTAGCAGAAAAGGGTGTTACTCCAGAACAAGTAGGTGATGGAGTTGTTAACGCACTTACGAGAGACTATTCAGATTTGATGAAAGTAATCAATAAGGATAAATAATGGCAAATGTGGTAAAAAATTCAGCACTTGGTATTCCGTTTGGAATGGGGTATCCATTAACATTTGGTACAAATACTAAAACTTTTAAACAAGTTATGGACTACGGTGAAACTATTAAAAATAATATAAGAAATCTTTTACTTACACAAAAAGGTGAAAGAGATTCTGATCAAGAGTTTGGTACAGATTTAAATAGATTATTATTTCAGTATCAAATAGGAGATCCAAGTTTAGATGCTGCTGTAGATGAAACTATTCGTGAAGCTGTAGAAACATATTTACCTGGAGTAAGTATTGCTTCTATAGTAGTAGAACCTTTAGATACAAAAGATGGAGCAATAACAGTAAAGTTAGATTTTTCAGCAGATTTTACAGATCCTTTAGCTTTAGAATTACAGATACCAACTTAGATTACGGAGTATAAATTATGGCTGATTCAACAAATATAAAAAAAGATATAAAAAAAGAAGTTAAATATCTAAATAAAGATTTTTCTCAATTTAGAAATAGTCTTGTAGAGCACGCTAAAACATATTTCCCAACTACCTATACAGATTTTAGTGATAGTTCTATTGGAATGATGTTTGTAGAGATGGCATCTTATGTTGGAGATGTTCTTTCGTATTATGTAGATAATACTTTTAAAGAAACTATTTTAGCATATGCTGAAGAAACTAAAACGGTATATGATATAGCACAATCTCTAGGATATAAACCAAAAACAGGAGTTCCTGCTTCTTGTAAAGTAAATGTATATTGTACAGTCCCAGCACAAGGCTCTGCAGATAGTGTTACACCAAATTGGTCTTATGCACCTACAATAGAAGGTGGAATGAGACTTTCTACAGAAGAATCTTCTACAACATTTAGAACTACAGAACCTATAAATTTTCAAGTTTCAAGTTCTATAGATCCTACTTATTTTGAAAAATATCAAGAATCTGCAGATGGTACACCAACAAAATTTTTATTAAAAAAGACTGTAGATGCAGTTAGTGGAGAAGTTAGTAAAGAGTATTTAACATATGGAGCGGCAGAGCAATATACAGTTAGTGTATTATCAAAAGACAATATTAATGAAATTATATCCGTAACCGATTCAGATGGTAATAAGTGGTATGAAGTAATGTCTTTAGGACAAGATACAGTTTTAGATGAAAGTGTAAATAATACTACAAATTCTCCAGATTTAAGTGATTATGCTGGAGATACACCATACTTAATGAAACTTATTAGGACACCAAGAAGATTTGTTACATATTTACGAGATGATAATAGAATGGAAATAAGATTTGGATCGGGTGTTTCAGATAATCCTGATGAAGAAATTATACCAAATCCAGATAGTGTTGGATCATCTCTTTCTACAGGAGTTTCTAAATTAGATGATACTTTTGATCCAACTAATTTTTTAAAAACTCGTACTTATGGATTAGCACCTTCGGGTACAACATTAACATTTACTTATGCACATGGAGCTTCACAAGCAGATAATGTAGGTTCTAAACAATTATCAAGAATTACAAGTAAATCTACATCAATACCAAATTCAAGTACTTTAAATTCAGCTACTGTAAATGATACATTAAATTCTATTAGAGCTATAAATAATGAAGCAGGTATTGGAGCTAGAAATGCAGAAACTTTAAATGAAATAAAAAGTAATGCAGCCGCTAATTTTCAATCACAAAATAGAGCAGTTACTAAAAATGATTATATGGTAAGATCATTAGCAATGCCTTCTAGATTTGGTAGTGTTGCAAAAGTATACGTTGTACAAGATGATCATTTAAATGATATATCAGAAAAAAATAGTGATACTCCTGGAGCAGACTCAAGTGATTCACGGGATGAAACACAAGGTGGTACTGATCAAAAAACGACTTATGGAGGCTAAAAAATTATGGCAAGTCAAGATAATAAAAACCCATTAGCATTAAATTTATATGTTTTATCATATGATGGAAATAAAAATTTAACTGCACCTAACCAAGCAACTAAAGAAAATTTACAAACATATTTAGGGCAATATAGAATGGTAACAGATGCTATTAATATTAAAAATGCGTATGTTATTAACATTGGAGTTAAATTTTCTATTATGACATTACCACAATATAATAAAAATGAAGTTTTAGTTAGATGTATAGATGAAGTAAAATCATTTTTTAATATTGATAGATGGCAAATAAATCAACCAATAGTTATATCAGATCTATCATACAAATTATCAGTAGTTGAGGGAGTTGCCGTTGTAGTAACTCCAGAAGATGCTATAGCATCTAGTGCAAATCCTACTGATAAACCACAAATAATTATTACAAATAAATACAGAACTGCTGATGGATATTCTGGAAATGTATATGATATGGATAAAGCATATTATAATGGAATTTATCATACATCATTAGATCCAAGTATATTTGAATTGAAATATGCAGATTCAGATATACAGGGTAAAGTAGTTGGAACTATAGGGGGATAATAAATGCATTATTTTGAATATCCAAGCGTAGATGCTACAATATATCAAGCAAGTCAATCTATGAATACAGGGTTGGATCCTATATTAGAAGTTAGGAAAGATGTGAGTCCTACTGGCGATTCTGTAAATGTTTCACGAATTTTAGTCAAATTCGATTTAACTTATATTAGTTCTTCAGTAATAAATGGTACTATACCATCTACAGCAGAGTATTATTTAAATATGTATGATGCAAATCCAGAAGAATTAACAACCAGTGATCTTTTATATGCTCATCCTGTAAGTCAATCTTGGACTGGGGGAACAGGAGACTTTGATTCTGATCCTCAAATAACAAATGGAGTTAGTTGGAAATATAGTCAAGGAGAGAGTTCGGGTCAATATTGGATGTCAGGCAGTTTATCGGGATCTGGTGCTACTTGGTATAGTGGTAGTGACGCACCTCTTAAACTTGATGCTTCACAATCTTACGATTATACAACTACTGATATGAGAATGAATGTAACAGATATAATGAATGCTTGGATTTATTCTGGCTCAACATATCCAAACGAAGGATTTTTAGTAAAGAGAAGTGGTAGTATGAAAAATGCGGATACTGGAAGCGATGAAGGTAGTTCAACCCATTTAGGAAATTTTAGTTTTTTCTCAAGAGATACAAATACAATTTATTCACCAAAGTTAGAAGCAGTTTGGGATGATAGTTCTTGGAGTACAGGAAGTTTACAACCAATAACAGGTTCTGATTATGATGATATGGCTTTTTATGTTAAAGGGTTGAGGAGTGAATATAAGCAAGATTCTAAAACAAAAATAAGAGTGGTAGGACGGGCTAAATATCCAGCAAAAACTTATGCTACTACACCAACTCAATTAAGTGTAAAATATTTACCAAGTGGTAGTACTTATTATTCTATAAAAGATGCACAGACAGAAGAAGTAATAATTCCATTTGGAAGTGGTTCAATAGTAAGTTGTGATACAACTGGAAACTATTTTAATTTGTGGTTAAATGGATTACAACCAGAAAGAATATATAATATTCAATTTAAATCAACTGTAAGTCAGAGTACATCAAATGAACATGATGTTATATCTCTTGAAGATCACACATTTAAAGTGAGTAGATAATGCCAATAACATATGATGAAGTTAAATCTGATGCGAGGTTCAAAGAAAAACTCGATTCATTTCAAGCTAAACGTCTAAAACGTTTAGAAAGTGAATATCAAGATTTATTTTTAACTGGATCAAGAGAAGATGGTAGTAAAGTATTCAGAACTAAGAATGGAACAATAATATCTGTTGATACAGATTTAGGTATTTATGGAGTAGATTCAACTGATCAATTAGTTCCAGTAAACTTAGAAAAAACTACTCCTGAAACAAATAAAGTTGATGATGTTGTAGATAAAGATTTTAAAGAGTTAACGAGTTCAACTGGGTTAGGTTTAAGTATAGAAGAATTATTTATGGAGTATGAAAGATTAAGAGAAAGTATTCCAGGAGAAGGTACTATAAATTCACATAGATATTTAGTTGAAACAAGTGTTGAATATATAGGTGGAGAAGATGAATTAGCTAGGATTAGAGAAGCGTTAGAACGAGAATTAAAAGCATTAGAACAAGTGGTACAAGAAACCGCTGAAAAAGAAGCGGCATGGGCTACTTATTTAGCGGATATGCTTAATTTTGTAGATACTACTCAACCATATTCTCGTGCAGATTGGGAACAAAAAGGAAATCCAATTGCATCCGTTGATGCTGGTTATCAAAAATTGAGGTTTGTTAAAAATTTACCTTATACAGTAGCTACGACTCCCAAAGAGAATGTTACTGGAGTTCTTGAATTACCATATAGAAGTGGTAGATATAAAAGAAAGAAAAATGGGAAATTATCAAGTGGTTGGAAAAAAATATATATAAAAGTAGATGCAGTAGGTGGTACTGGGATGACATATAGATGGTTTGTTGATGGAAATGAAATTTTTCCAAGTGATAGATATGGACCTACTGATAAAGAAGTAGTAGAATATTTTCCAGCTGTATATAGAAAAAATCATGCAACAAGAGTTTTTACATGTAAAATATCGGATTCTCAAACCCCAGGAGAGATTACATCGGGTCCAATTAAAGTACAGGTTGACTAATGCCTACTGAATTATCACAAAATGATCAAAATCAATTATACGCATATAGTGTACCACATCCTGTTTCATTTGGAGCAGATGAAAGGGATTTTGTATTAGTAACAGTTTTTGATCAAGATGGGGAGTTAATAGAAACTAAAGAACTATCTGTAGAAGAATTGAAAGTAGGAGACTTATTTAATTTTAATCCAGGAAGAATACTCAGAACTATGGGTTATGTAGCTGGATCTTATAAAGTAAAATTAAATTTTCTTCGAAGAAAAGCTGGTTCAAACACATATGGATTTTTTACAACTGATGGAGAATTATGGACAGGGGCTGTACATGAAGTTAATGGTAGAGTTTATAGTGGAACAGATCCACAAGCAACTGACGTTCAACGTTTAGCTGAAGTAAAACTGGCATATAATGTACCAGGTGTAAGCCCAACTAAAAAAGAAGTTAGGATAGAAAGAAAAAATATAGATGTAACAGAACAAACTTCATATGGATCTAATTTTATAAACTTTGATACCGAAACATATGAGTATACCCCAAAAAGTACAGATGATTATACTTCAGAAGGAACTGTAAAAGTAGATTCTTCTGATCCTTATCAAATTAAAGCAACTTTAACTGCTGAAGATATGGGATTTTCTCCAGCTATGGTAGGTGGTAAGTTAATTGTAGATAATGCATTTGTTATAGCATATAAAACAACCAATCTTACTGTAACAGATAATACCAATAAAACAACTACACAAACAAATACTGTAACAGATACAGTAGATGGTGAAGAAAATCCAAATTTAGATGTAGGTCTTAAAGATGAAACTAAAGAAGATACAACACCTGGAGGTCGTGGGGCTTCAACTGAAAGAGATGCGTTCGATTTATAATGGCTAGGCAAGATCCAAATTATACAGAAAGAGATGCTGTTAGAGATGCACGAGAAGCTGCTGTTGAACAGGAGAAAAATAATCCTGGATCAGGAGCAGTAGTTGAGACAATACCTCAATATGCTCCATTTATATCTGAAATTATAGAGGTTAAAAGTCGTGATACTATAGTTGTAGAAGGAAGTTTTAAAGAAGCTGGTATAGCATTAGGGGCACAAGATGGTGATTATGAGGGAACTAATCCAAGAAAACCATTAACATTTAGTGTTGGATTTGATAACTTTGATGTAAATGATTTATCACACTATTTGTATACAGAAGATAAAAATCTTTATTTAATTGTCAATACTCAACAAGAAACTGAAGAGAAGAAATTATTAAAATTATATTCACCACTTATAGAGGATTCTCCACAAAATGTTTCTATAGTAGAAGAAATTATTGATTCAGTTCAAGAAGATGTACTTTTAATACCAGAAGATGAAATTGATGAAGATGTAACTTTCTTATTAGATCCACAATATAATTTAGAAGAAGCACAAGGTTCATTTTTTGATAATAAATCAACAACATACAAAAATTTATCTGACTTAATAACAAGCGATGTAAATATATCAGAACAAATTAGAACAGATATATTAAGTTCAAGTTTACAATCAGCAGATTTAAATATAGATTTTGAAAAATATGATAATTTTACCGTATTTGGTTCAGCAGTATCTAAACTTGATAATGCAAAATATAAATTTGAAAAGATAGAATCGTTATTAACTACATCCGCATCATTAGCTACTAATTCTACTACTGGATCTTTAGGAACAGAATTAAGTTCGGTACATAGACAGATTAGAGATGTTAAATTAAATTTTACACCATATGAAAAATATTTGTATAATGATGTTTCAACACTTGTAAGTGGATCAGAATTTTTAGGAACGGAACGACATAATGCATCATGGCCAAAAACTGGAAGTGGAACATTTAGTGATCCGTATACTCCAATAACTTCATCTCATGCAGATTTTTCATCTTGGTATGGAAGTGTTGTAGATGAAACTGGTCAGGCATATAGTGCATCGGTTTTTGATAATCTAAATGAAAATAGATTGGTTAATAGAATACCAAAATATATTGTACATGATAATTCCAATGAAGATTTTCTAAAATTTATAGATATGGTTGGAGAAATGTATGATGAAGTATGGACATATATTAATCATATTCCAAAAATATATGAAACATATGATTCAAATAAAAAAGGATATTCGAATGATTTAATTCAAGATGTAGCGAAAAGTTTTGGATTAGATTTGTATAATGGAGCAGATTTATTAGATTTACCAAGATATCAATATGGACAATATCAATCTGGATCTGATTCTACTTTCACAACATATTCAGTTGAACCTCAAAAAGATTTAGGTAGAAAAATACATAGGAGATTGATTAATAATATTCCATTTTTCTTAAAAACAAAAGGTACATTAAAATCTATACGAGGAATAGTTAATATGTTTGGAATCCCTGCTACTATTTTAGATGTTAGGGAATATGGGGGTCCAGCTCTTCCTGGTCAAGTAAAATCATTTAATATAAAAAGAAAGTTTACTAAATCTTTAGATTTTAGAGGGGGGCAATATGTTCAAGTACCTTGGGTACACGATGGAAGTACAGGAAGAAGACCAGATACAGTTGAATTTAGATTTAATTCTGTAAATAGTGGAAGTCAAACTCTTGTTGAAGCTGTAAATGGATCTACAAAACATTGGGAAGTTAAATTAAGAGAAGATTCTACTACAACTGATAATGTTGGGCATGTTGATTTTCAATTATCTGGATCAAGTGGATATGTTTCAATGTCTACAAGTGCTATGCCATTATATGATGGTGAATTTTGGTCTGTTATGGTTTCAAGAGAATCTGGTAGTGGTGCATATGTAGCATCTGATAGTGGATCTCAAGCCGTAACATAT